TCGCACCCGGCGGCGTGGGGTTCTGCCCGGCCAAAGGTGGCGGCATCGATCATGCGGGAAGCCCGGCTGCACAGCACCCCGAAGGCCGTTTCCGGCACCGTGCCGCCCGCCGCTGCATACTGGTCATAGGTGCAGTAGAGCATCGGTCAGACCTCCTCAGGTGTGGCTCTTGACGAGGACGGTCAGATCCTTGGTGACCTTGTGGGCGTAGATCTTGCGGCCCTGCACAGCGCACGCGCCGATGAAGGTGCCGCTGCCCTTCAGGTCGTTCACGGCTACCGGCTCACTCCACTCCTCGATGCGGGTGAACCAGTTGGGGTGGCCTGCAATAAAGTCCACCTTCTCGCCCAGGGTGGTATCCTCGAACACGGTAAAGCCTGCCACGCGGCCCACCGCGCCGGTCTGCACCACGGCGTCGCCCAGAGCAGACGCCTTGATGAACTCCGGGCTCTTCAGCAGCAGGGCATAGGTCTCGGGAGAGACCAGCAGCCAGCGGCCATCCGTGGGCACATGGGTCTCGGACAGCTTGGTGCGGGCATCCACGATGGTGTCATAAATGTTGGCCTTGGTCAGGGCAGCGGTGGAGTCCATGGCGATGCCGCCGGATACCAGCTCGGCGGAGGCATCGGTCTCCATCTGCAGCGCCAGCGAGTAACCGGCGCTGTCCAGACGGTCGGCCACCAGATTGCCGGGCACGCTCTCGGCGTCAAAGCCGTCGATCAGCTCATTCACAGCCTTGTCCTTGTCGATGTTCACGGTCAGGAAACTGGTGTCGCCGTGGGTCATGGTAGTGCCGGTCTTCTTGTTGTAGTCGGCCACCGTCACCTCGGTGTCGCGGACGGGCACCTTGACGGCACCGGCCTTGGGGCTGCCTTCGTAGCGGTTGTTGCAGATCACGCCGACGCGCTTCACGATGGTGGCGCGCAGCTTTGCATCTACCAGTTCGGAATAACGCTCTCTTGCAATATGGGGCATGAAAAATCATCCTTTCCTTAAATTTTGATGTTGGGGTTCATGGCTTTGAAGGACGCTTCCACCGGGTCCACATCGTCCTCGCCGTGCATCGGGTCGCCGTGCTCAGCACCGGTGGAGTAGGTGCCCGCGCTCTTCTTTTCTCCGTCCTGCACCTCGCCAAAGGCCCACGGATTCGCCTTGGCGGCTTCGTCCAGAGCCTTACCGATGTCGGTGCTGCGGTCGGCAGAGCCTTTCAGGGCATCCAGATCCAGCAGGGCACGAACCGCCTTGACGCTGCGGCCCTTCCTGCCCAGAATGGCGGCATCCAGCGCGTTATCGAAGGCAAAGCCTTCGGCCTGCGCCTTCATGTCGGCCTTCAGCTTGGTGACCTGCTCCTGCAGGCCTGCCACATCCACGCCGTCAAAGGCTTTCAGGCCGTCCTGCGCGGTCTTGAGCTGGGCATTAGCATTGTCCAGCTGGGCCTGCAGGGCCGTGGCGGCAGACTTCTCCCGGTTGATGTCTGCGCCGTTCTCCTGCATGATCCAGTTCAGCTGTTCATCGGTGATGCCGGGGATCTTGTTCTTCACGTCTTCACGCTTCATGGTGGAAACTCCTTTCGTGTGTGAGACCTCAGTTTTTTTTACACTGTTCTCTGTCAGTTATCCGGTCTTGGGCGGGGTACGCGCCGCCCGCCGCATGGTGTCGGTTTTGTCCTCACGCGGGCAAAACGGGCATGAAAAAAGCGCCCCTGCCCGGATGGGCAAAGACGCTTTCAATATTTGGTTGTCTGGGTGATCAGCACCAATCAATTTCAGAAATATCGCTGGCGATTTCAGAAAGAGAATGACCGTCAAAAATGGGGGTGCCCATGACTTCATCCATACTGTGCACAAGTTTTTCGTCGCCTTCATACCACAGGAGATAAGAAAAGCTCCCATCCTGAGTACCATAAGGGTCTACATGGCCTTCTTTTCCGTGATACTGAAAAACGAGCATTGCCCAGCCTTTAGAAAGCTCTTTCCGCAAAGAATCTGCCGTCATAAAATATCACTGTTCTCCTTTCGTTCAGCGTCTGTCAACTCGCGGGCCTTCCCATGGACAAGAACGCCCTTTTCATTCACAACGTAATCGTGAGCGTGTTCACCGTGCAGGCCGAGGGATTCTTCTACTTTGTGGCTGTGGCCATTGTTACTGATCTGCTTAGTCTGCCGACCATCCGAACCATAATAATTCCGGTCGATGCCGCCCTTTGCATTGGTCTTTTGCGTGATGCCATTGCGAGGGCCTTTGATATCGCTCCTGTTGACTTTAATGATAGTTTGCCCGGCTGCGTTTGTCAACGTATTATGACGAACATCCCACGCCGCCTTACTGGCTTCGCTCCTGCCGAACTTCGGCACGCTGGTGCGGGCGCTGTCCACACGGCCACCCGTGGCCTGTGCAAACTGGGCAAGGCTCTGGCGGGCGGCTCTCAGGCGCACCGCACTGTCGGTGGTGTCCAGCCCGGCGGCATCCTCGGCCAGATACCGCTTTTTCCAGCGGCGGACGTTCCGTTCCCGGGCACGCTGCATCTGGCTGATCTCGTAGGCGGTGTACTTTTTGCCGTTATACTCGATGTCCCGGGCGTTCAGTTCTTGCAGGCTTTCTTCCGTCCATGCGGGCGGGTCGCCCAGCTCCGGGAACACCGCGAAAAAGGTGTGGCGGCAGTTCCAGCCGCACAGCCCTGCGCCGGTGCCGTAGCCGGTGGCGGCTTCAAAATCCGGGTAATGTTTGCCCAGATAGTCCACAGCCCCTCCCCGATGGAAGCGCCTGCCCTGCCCCGCGGCATGGGAAGGACGTGCCCCGCCGTGGGCGCTTGTCTCCACAAACTCGCAGCCTATTTCGTCCATGCGGGCTTCCTGCAGCTTGCCCGCCGTCTGGTTGACGCCGGTGAGCACGGCACGCCGTGCGGCCACCTCAATGCTGTCGGTGTGGCCGCTGGGGTAGGTGACCATGGGCATCTCGTCTGCAAGGCTGTCCACGGCCTGTTTGACGGCGGTTTTGTAGTCGAAGGCACCGGTGCTCACCTTACCCCATGCGGCGTCCAGCGTGCGCTCAAAGGCCCCTGTGACGGTGTTGGCCGTGGTGGCGGTGAGGTTCTGCCATGTGCCGCAGGTCTGCCGGGCACCGGCGTCCAGCAGGTTGTTGAGAGCAGCGCTCTCTTCAAAGGGCGTCGGCTCCATGTCGTAGTGGTAGTAGATGGCGTCCTCCCGCTCCATGGCTTCGGTGGCGGCCTGCAAAAGCAGCCTGCGGATGGCGCTTTCGCTCTTGCCGGTATACTTGGCCAGCAGCTTCACCACGTCGTTGCGCACCGCCTCGGTCTGCTGGTAGCGCCACAGCTGCCAGTTGGCGGTGGGCGTCACCGCGTCCATCTTGCCGATGCGCCGGGCCACGTCCTGCAAAATCTCGTCCTCCACCTGCTGCCAGAGCTGCACAAAGGCATCCGGCATCCGGTCGAGATAAGACGGCGGCAGCATCAGGCACCCCCGAAGGTGAGGACTTCATCGGTGTGGTTGTCCGCTTTGGCTTCCTCGGCCCATGCGTGGGCTTCCTTTTCACTCAGGCCGTACCGGGCGGCGAGGTAGCGGCAGCGGGGCACAAGGCCCGCGATGGCGTCCTCCCGCAGCTGGTTGGTGCGTTCCTGCTCGCTGACGATGTAGCTGTCGTCCCAGTTGACGGAAATGCTGGTGTCCGGGTCTACGTTCGCGCCCAGCAGGTTCTTTGCCGCCCACAGGATGGCCCGCAGAATGCCTTGATGGAAACAGAGGTCACCTGGTGCTTGCCGGTCATGACCACGCTCACCAGGCCGCCGCTGGCGCTGCCGGTGTACTCGGTGGCGGTGGCTACCTTGCCCAGCTCAAAGCTGTACCGGTGACAGCCCAGACCGCACTTGAAGCTGAACAGATCCAGCATATCCTGCACGGCCCGGTGGTTGTCCTCGGTGCGCAGATCCGGGTTGTACTCGTGCCATTCCGGCGCAGCATCCAGACTGGCTTCCTTGCCGGGCAGCGAGAAGAACTGCTGTGCGCTCATGTCGTCGGGCGGGATGTAGTGCGGCTGGCCATCGGCATCGATCACCACCTTGCACAGGCTGCGGTCGTAGAAGATCTTCTTGCCACCAAGGTAAAGGTCCTGCCGGTAATTGTCAAAGGCAAGGTCTACGCCCTGTGCGGCGTCCAGCGCTTCCGCGAACACGGCCATG